CTTAACCATCTCTATTTTTGGATCATCGTTCGGTTTACCGGTAGGCATTTCCTATAATTTTTAGGAAATGTACAACATTTTTTTAAATAAAACAACATTTTAGGATTTTTTTTAATTTTTATTCCCTATTTGTTATATTTTTTCCAAGTATATTATAGATTTCTAGTATCTTATTTTTTAATAGTTTTTGTTCTGTACGCCATTTAAATATCTCTACTCCTCTTTTTTTTCTACCAGCATAATCTACCTCCACAGCAAAGTGATCCATGTCATGAACGACAGGATAAACTTTTATGTCATTGTGTATACATAGATACACGTAGTCTACTTCTTTATTCAATTAGATATATCTTTACATTACCCCATTTACCTCCCTTTACTTCATAGTCTACAAGAAAGTCAATTCTTTTTGTCCAGCGTTTGTTCATTCTGTCCTCTATAGTCCAAAGCCCATCCATATCTCCTGCTCCTTCTACGTATATTGTTTTACCAAAAACAAATCCATATTCCTCTAAATCTCTAGACACAGCTACCCACCTATGATCTCCAGGACACTGAGGATTTATTTTTTTCAAAGATGCAGTTGTCAAATAGTCTGCATTGGTTTGTTTTGGATCAGCGTGGTAAATCGTCGCTGTAACAATGATTGTGAAAAATAGTTTACCCATCATAATACTTGTTTTACATTTTCAAATTCTATGTCTAACGTCTTGCTGATATCAAAAGGATTTTTGTCAGACGTTATCCAGTTCTTGTTGTCCCACTTAGGGGCGCCGTGTTTAAGTGAGGTATATCTGCCATTGTTTACATTCCAACAGTAGTCTGCGTGCGCTTGGTTTTCACCAAGGTTGCCGAACTTTACTTTTAATACTTTTATTTTCACGGTGGCATTGTCGTAGTCTCTGTGTACAAGTAGTCCATGGGGGCTCATATCATAAAATTCACCTCCACCTTTGACATCGTAGAAGGTTGGCTCCAAAAGTTTACCCTTGTCGTTCTGCGGTTTTGTTGGGTGCGCAACTAACATGCATATTACGTCATTCTTTTTGCAGAAGTTATCTACTTTGTTGAGATATATGTTTGTGTAGTCTGTAATAGAAAGAGAAAGGTTTTTCTTGTCACGTATTTTATTGTATGGGTCTATCACTAAGCACCTGATGCCAGCACGCTTGACAAGTTCTTCTGCTTTGTGCAACACCTTATCGATATCGTAACCCTCTTCAAAATCTATGAAGTAAAAGTTTTTGTTCACATGATCAACACAGGATTTCCAATCGTCTTTTTGTGTGTCCGCATACTCGGGTGTTCTTCCGTATAGCTTTCTTACTAGCTTGTCGACGTGCAAGTACTGAGGGTAGTTTTCGGTAGAGGCATAAGCTGTCTTCCACCCATACATCATATTGTATCCGATAGTCATTTGATCAACAAAGTCGGATTTACCGCTTGAAGGAAACCCTGTTACTACAATAAATTGTTTTGTGTATGTAGAAAATATGTCGTCAAAACCTTCTAGACCAATTTTGTATCCATTTTTTATGCCGTTTTTGTAGAAGTCGTCAAGGTCGTTGGCCATGTCTTCTACTCTCAACACATTCTCTATTGGACACGGCGTCGCATCTTCAATCACTTTACGAAGAGAATCTTTACCGTATTTGATAAGATATTCGTTAGCGTCTTTCGTGTCTTTCAAATCACACAGCCATACTTTATCACTGCCAAACCTACGGATCAACTCTTTTTTTCCGTTTTCTCCAGCTTCATCGTTGTCAACGCACAGATATATTTTTGTCTTGTCCTCAAAGTATGAATACAGATCCTCTAAATAGTCCATGTTTACTTGTCCTGTTGCAGTAAATCCATTTGGTACGCTTACAACATGCTTAATTCCTACTTCGTGGAATGACATCGCATCTACCTCTCCTTCAACAATGACACAAGATTCACTTCCTGCAATTGAATCTATGTTGTAAAATATTTTCTGTGCGCCCTTGTAAAGTTTAAAGTTCTTTTTTGAGTCTCGGTATTTTATATTTACAAGCGTGCCACGAAGATAGTAACCAAACATAATTGTGTTCACTTCTTTGCCTACTTGTGGCATGTACTCCTTTCCATTAGTGACCTGCAGATCTTGCAATGTCCTTTTACTTATGCCTCTATCCTCAAACCAACCAACAACATTATCTTTAATTGTAATCTCTTGTATTGGTTCTGGCGTCACATAATTAGATTCTGATTTTCTTTCGTAGGTGTGGAGTTGAAGAACGACACCACAGTGCTGACAAGTCCCTAGTCCTCTGTCCCAATCAAGCATTAAGCACTTTTGGCTCTTTTTTTTTCTTTCGTGAGAACACTTTGGGCATATCGATTGTTTGCTTTTTGTGTCAAGTTTATATACGTTATACTCTTTTATAACGAAATCGTTATCCATTCTGTATTACTTTAAATTCAAATCCTGGTTTGTCAAACACTTCTTTGTCTTTTACAAGCATGTCGTAAGTGCCACTTTTCTCTAGCTGTCCTTTCCATTTCCACTTGTATGGGCCCTCGTCGTTCTTTACAGATCCCTTGTTATACTTAAGCCAGTTTACAAAGTGTGACTTAAAGTCACGTATGTTTTGTTTTTTCTCGTCTGTCATCAAAAGGTGATTGTTAAACACATCAAGCATTTTACTTAACTGAGTTTTACTAATGTTGTTTTGCATGCACACAACCTCTGTCCAACTTGGATCATGAAGGCACTTTTGTACATAATCTTGTACAACATTAATAACCTTTACTGTTTGTCTTTTGCTTGTCGCTTTTGGTTTCTTTGCTCTTTCTTCAACCTGGTAACTATCGTAGTTACAGATGGTTATCTTTGTGTACTTGTTTGTCGTTTGCATGTCGATTTCACCTGTCTGCTTTAATCTTGTCAAAGATGTTCTCAGCTGACGTACAGGTATGCTCAGATCTGACGATAGTCTTGAGAGACTTGTCATGTACTCTCCTCTATTTACTTTTTTACCCATGAATCTACAGTCGTCGTAACACGCATTGAGCAGTACATGTATAAATACGCTTTTGACGTTTGAGTCAGTGTACCATTCCCAATCAAGTATTCTTCGGTGTAGCTTTATAAATCCTTTCATATTTCTCTTGTTGTGATTTTGCTCCGTTGGCAGAAGCGTGTGCAACGTCAAGCAGGTGTTGTTTTTTTCCTGAATAGATAAGGTTTGTAAAGTCCTCAAATTTTTGGACAAAGTTTACATCGTTCTCAGAGTATAATTTTTTTACTATACTTTTTTTTGAGCTGTTCAGCTGTGTGTGTATTTGAGTGTTGTAGTCAACGATTACTTTTATTTCATCGTCAAGTAAGTTAATTTTATTTCTTAAGTCAGAATCGTATTGACACCAGTCAATGATTTTGTTTACGCCATACAGTACAGTTGCATGATTGTGACCAGTTTTTCTACCCCATTTTTTTGAATAGTTACCAATCTTAGCAAGCGATAGGCTTGTGTACTTACTTGCGAAATAATGAAAGATCTTTCTTAGGTTCGTCACATCATGTTTCCTTGTGTCTCTAAATAGAAAACTTGTTGGTACTTTTTCAAAGTCAGCGATTTTGTTTGATATCACATCTAACGTGTAATAGTTTTCTTTATTCGTCATAATTAAATTTTAAAACCCCGCCGAAGCGGGGCGTTGTTAAAATGGTAGATCGTCTAATTGTTCAGCAGATTTTTTCTCTACTGTTTTAAACGGCTCGCTATTTGTTGCGGGCTGATCCTTTTGGCCTTTAACTATATTTCCGTCAGTCCAGATAACAGAACCTTCACCTATGAAGTGCTTCTTCTCTTTCTTTTCTCTTTCTTCTGGGCTTTGTTGCACAGATATAGAGACGTTCTTTCCAAACCTTGATTGATCATTGATTGAAATAGTTATTGGAATATAGGTATCTTTTTTACCTACGATCACCTTAGTTTTGTCGATGTTTTTTAGCTCTGAGCCTTTAATCGACGCATTTATTAATGTTGACATATGTCTAGTTTATTAAAATTAATATTAATATAACAGCAAACACGAAGATGGCATCTGCTATTTGTTGATCTCTGTGACGTCCTCTATTAAATTTCGCCATAGATAGTAAAGTTTTCCACTGATTTACTTTTGTTTACAAAGTATTCACGGTAATTATCTTCTGCTTTACTAACTTTTTCCCTGCCGTTGTCGTATGCTTCGTCAGAAACATCCATAAGTCCAACGACTTTTGTTGTTTTGTCTATTACCAAAAACTTCATGGGCTTTTGGAATAGGGAGCTGTAAATGTAAGCTTGACTGTCATAATTCCATGACTTGCTGCTGTACTTAAAGCCCTTAATGGAACTTGTAGTCTTGATGTCAATGATACAGTCGCTCGACACGATGTCTGCTTTGCACTTCCACACTATGTCATCATCTATCAACGAACCAACGTTAGGCACCTCAAAGTTGTTTGATGCGTCCTTAACTGTTTCGCTAAAGACTTTGTTTTTGAAAGCACATTGAACAAGTGTATTGAGTTCATCCCATTCCTTTTTAAGAAACATCAATCCATTTTCTGCTTCTGCTTCTTTGTAGATTTTTGTGTTACGTGTAGACGCCTCTACGTAGTTGTCGTATTGAGTTGTGCCGAACATTACTAGTTCATGAAAAGCACGCCCATACATTAGATTTATACTGTCTTCACGAGTATCCATAAACCCAGCAGGATTG